AATTTTTACTATTATATAATACAATATAAGGTAAAGAAAAATCAGACATTCTGTTAAAATGCCTGATCTAAAAAATCATGTACAGCCGCTACATCGGCAATAAACTCTTCTTCTGTCTTGTTATGAAGCCTAAGCTGTCGTCTTACTTCTGCTTGATAGTCTTCATTTATGCCATCTGGCCATGGCCCTGCAAAAGCGATATCATTTACTATGTGTGAATAAACTTCTCTACCTTCTGAAATACAACTCAAACAAATTGCATCAGAAAACGCACCAAAACCTGAGCATACTACAAAGCCTTCCGTATGTTTTGTACCGCAAGCAGCACACTTTTCAATTTTTTGTGGTTCAATCTTCGGGGTCATCTTCTACCTCCTCATGACGACCGCTTTCAAAATATTCTTTAATACTGTTTAAAAGCGGTTTCTTTACTGCGGGAACAATGAGATAATAAGGTGTAAGTTCCGGTTCCCAACTGCCCCAATCAATAAATTCAAGAGCCTTTTCAGCCTGCTCCTGAGTCATGTGCTCATCGTCATAAAAAACGTAATATTCATTGTAGCCAAACCAATAGTCTTCTAGCTTAATATCAATTCGCTGTAGCATTAAAATACCTCCAAAATGTATAAAGTCAAAGTGACTATAATCTGTCCAATGTGTGCAAGCTGATCAGTCCAAAGATTAATACAGTATTTATTTGCCTTTAAATCATCAACACCTGCATGAAAAGCTGTGTTAATAATAAGCATTAAAAAGAAATTAATATCTATATTAAAACCTTTTGCCACTGCAATAGGAAGCATAATCATAAATGACCAAGAAAAGGCATGCATAATTAAAGCAATAATATAATCATTCTTATACATAGTCTGTGGGGCATTCTTTTCCCAAAAGCTCTTTTGCTTAAGGTCACACAGACAAGGCGCCTGAAGCACGTAGTCATCTATAATATGTAAAAATATCATAGCTGTAAATATAAACCAAATACTCATCTTAATAACTCCTATTTTTAATCTTCTGATAAAATATCTACAAACTGTTTTATAACTTCTGCAGCATCCTTAAGTTTCTTTTTTAATCTTTCGTTCTCGCCTTCAATATACTGAATATATGATTCAATATTGTTCAGCCTGCAGTTAGTCTCTTTCTGCATTTTATCGGCTTCTTCTGCTGCTGCAAGTAAAGCTCCTCGTAAATCTGTCATTATACCTTACCTCGTCTATCAAGGCTCTCATAGAGCTTAATAATATCCTGCTCATGCTTAGTAGCGGCCTCTTCCCACTTTTCTGCTCTTTTATTTGCATCGGCGAGATCTTTTTCCATAACGTTAATACAATTCATAGCTGCAGACATAAGATGATAAGTGCAATCCTGCTTAGGCCCAAGGTCATCATTTGTATACAAAGGGCAATCAGTACAATCTCTATAAACTGTACAGCAAAGCAAGCCCTGCTTAAGCTCTCCATAAGTAAATTCCATCAGTCTGCCTCCTTAAAAATCTTACTATCAGGTTCTCGAACATAAATAACAATAGCCTTTCTCATGTACTCATCTGCTTTAGCATCAAGAAAAGCTTCAAGCATCTCTCCAGCTTCATTATTTGCTTTAATAACTTCGTCAGTAAATACACCCCAAGTACCAATGCAAGGCTTATAATTAAATCGCTGATCTAATTCTTCATCATGCTTACTGTAGTAAGCCTCTTTAAAATCCTCTCGATCATCATAATAACGCTCGCCAATAAGACCAACCTCAGAAATTAGCACACGAGTAATCGAGCCTAACCACATCATACTGGGGTCTTCTACAATTTCACCATCAACCATTGCAACAATCGGCAAATCAGGATTTTCTGCAACAAGTTCCAAAAGTTCTTTCATAATTATCTCCTAATGTTTATTATTTTAAACGAAAAGCTCAGTTTTGTTTATAAATATAAACGTTAATCAATAGTAAATGTTTTAATACTGGAATAGATGTCCTTGTCAGACTCACACCAAAGCTCGTCAAAGTCTCTAGCAGCAACAAGGCCAAGGAAAGACTTTGCATTAATGCAACAACGATCACCGTCAGTTACATATACCTTATCATTTTTACTGGTTGCGTGGGAAACTGCAACTACAAAATTACCAATATCGGTAATAGTATCAAGCTGAATTTTTACTCTCATTTTAAATCTCCTTCTTTATTCTCTGATATTTATGTCTATAATTCCAAACAAAATCTATTAGTTCATCAAATTTAAACTTAAGCTGATCATACACATCAAATTTTACATACTTACGACCAGTCTCTTTATCTGTCCAAGCCTGCTTAAGCATCTCCCTAGCGAAGACCGGCCAATTAAGAGTATCACCGTCAGTAATATCAATTCTACCGTCTTTAAAATCACCACACCAAGGCTCAAGATAAACTCGGTCATTTTCAATATACAGAATCATTTCGTACTCAGAACGCGACCAAAATTGGTGCATTAGGTCTCTATCAAGCAGCTCAACAAACTCTTCCTTAGTAGTACACTTTTTCTTAAGCTTCTTTATGTAATCTTCTCTTCTGGTCGACAAAACGTTATATACTCTCACATCATGAGCATTCCAATCATGTAGAAGCACATTCCAAACAAAGGGTGGCCTAGCTGTTTTCATTATCTTATCTCCTTAATATGACTGTATAAAGTATCTATAGAGCTTACCGACCTTACCCATTCCCCAAGGATGACAGGAATCTTTGCCTAAGTGTTTTTTAGCCCAGTCATAAGCTTTGGCAGCAGTAGGAAAGCCTGACTTTACAGGAATAAAAAGCTTTTCTGTATCCATAATTTTATACATCAGCGAATCTCCTTCCAACCATTAGCTTCAATAATAGCTCTCATATTTTGTACGCCGACTGGATTTGCAGAATGTAATCTAAAATTAATATGACTGCAATTAACTATCCCACGACGATGAAGACGTTCCAGCTCTTTCAATATAACAATATAATCTTCTTTGCCGCCTCTACGGAAATCACCAGCATCATGATCAAAGTCAATTAAATCGATCTCCGCAACATTTGCTCTAATAAATCGTAAAGCCTCATTTATATCCTTAAACCAAAGATAATCTCCAGGCGGAGCAGACCTTACGTCATCAATCCATAACTTGATAAGTTATCACTCCCTTACTAAAAATTCTTCTCCAAAAATATCCTCATACTCTATGGTTTTATCTTTCCAAAACGGTATCCGTACTAATGGTATTTTATTACGAATAGCATACTGGTTTTTTTCGAAATCACGCATCATCAAGGCCTCGGTATGCCAGCTAGACTTGCTATTAGTCGCATGTTGCTCTCCATCGAACTCAACTAAACGGGTAATAATCCCATTATTATGAATGGCAAAGTCAAATTTTCTGCGAGGTAAATCCTCAAAAATATATTCCATATAATAGTCAATTTTATTAAGATCTAAAATATTTTTTACTGCACTAGCGCCAAGAGATAGCGTCGTTCTGCTATGTCCGCAATTTTTAGATGCGCCATTAAGTAAATCAGCCATACGAACAGCTCTAATAATACCACAAGAACACCTACAAGCATAAAATTGATCATTATGTTTATTCGTAGTTTCCGATTTACCGACTACGGTCCACTCATTATACTGTTCACCTTCCTTTAAAATAACACCCATACAATAACAACTTCTACTCCGTCCGTTTATCAGAGCAGATTTATCAAGAACCCTAATATTTCCGCAAAGACATTGACAAACTAAAGTGCTGCGAGAACAGGATTTATACTTTTTTGGCTTTCCAACGTCAATAACAGTCCAATGACCGTATTTATGTCCTATGTATTTAGTTAAATCCACAACTTAATTAGTTCTCCTTATTTAAATAATTTTCTGCATAATATTTTGCTGCTATAGCAATAGCCACAGAGCTATTAGGATCCTTAATACAAGTTCTGATATGCTCCTCAAAAGGATGCTCTGCTCTCCAAGCTTCAGCAATACGCTGCTGTTCTTCGTTATATGCTTTCAGTTCTTTAGTAGCCTCTGCCCAAAGCTCTTCTTCATGTTCTCGTCGATAGTCCATAAGCTCTTCTGAATACTCCTGTTCCATGGGCCAGCAGACAGCATTAGCAAAAATAATGCCACCCACAAAAAGAATAGCACCGGTAGCTGTTCCAGCATAAAGCCAGTTACTAAAACAAGCGGCAAGAACACTGAAAGTAATCATAAAGACTAAGCCAACCAGACAGCCCCAGCCGATGCAGTGAAATCCAATACAACTCCACTTGTAGGATTGTTCACGAAGGTGTGTTTCGGGCTCAGTTCGCGGTCTACTACATTTTACCTTTTCAATAGAAAAATAATTCTTTCCAGGCTCAAAAGTCTCTTTGTCAAAATACATCTCCATAGTAACCATATAAAAATCCTCCGTAAATAGTAAAAACTTCC